TTGCTTGAGGAGGTGATTGACTCACCGCCCGTGAACTGGAGGACGTCGATGAGGTACTCGTGGCTGACCTGGGCGAACTTGCGACGCTCATCCGTGTCGAGGTAGATGTAGTCGACGTAGAGGGACGCGGCGACGAGGTTGGCTGAGGCAACTCTGTCGCGGATGACGTGCGTGTTGGAGTTCTGGGGGGCCGCGTCGAAGCAGAGATTGCGGAGATCGTTGAAGATCAAGTTGATGCGGACCTCGTGGTACTGGAGGGCGATCAAAGGGAGAGCCAGACCAGGGTTGCGGCAGAACCAGAACTGGAGCGGGATGTAGAGAGTGTACTCGGGCGCGCAGTTGCCGATCTCGTTGGACGTGTTGGGCTCGCCGCCGGCGCAGTCGTCGTCGCAGGTCTCGCCGCCCTGAACGATGAGGTTGGTGAGCTGGGGCACGTTGCCAACCATCTTGGCATAGCCGGCCTGCTTGCCCGCCTCCTGGGTGAGCTCATTCCAGACGTGCATCCACTGGCCGTAGTGCTTGTCGATACGCTGGCCGCCGATCTGGAGCTCAACCTCCTTGACGAGGTTGTGGCCAGCCCAGTTGAGCCAACGGAACTGGGCACCTGAGCCGTCCGCGGCGAGGAGCTGAACCTTGGGGAGTGTGGCCTGGAGGTACATACGGTAGATCAAGTCACCGTTGCGCTGGATCGTGCAGGTGACAGTCTTGCCGAATCCAGGGGAACCGTTGAACGGGTTCTCGATGGACTCCATGGCGAAGTTAGTGTGGCGACGGTAGACGACCTTAAAAAACGTGATCTGCGGGTTGCCCGTCAGGTAAACGTCCTGGGCACCATAGGCTACAAGTTGCATCAACCCTCCTCCTGTCATGATATTCTATACCCTTTCAAGAGAAAAAAAATTTGGCGAAACGAGAAAAATTTAGAAGTTCAAAAATACCAACCGGGAGATACCTCTTTTTTAGCAACCGAATGGGATCTTCTGGATACATTTCTTATTTGAACTATACACTAATACTTCATATTTATATCCTTCTTTTATCACTGCTTCAGCTTTTGATGATAGTCTGCACGTCATTAATTGTAAAGTCCATTCAGATTTAACTTCAATAATTGTATTTATAGACTTTATATAAAAGTCTGGAAAATATATTCTTTTTATACCATCAGCCTCATAATTAATTCTAGGAACATTCCCACGTCCTATTATTATATCATCCTCTTCATATTTTTGTAAAAGATCATCTAGAGCATAAGGCTCATATCCTTGTAATTTTATTACATTCCCACTAGGAAGCATATAATCTTTATGTGCATATGAATTATTTTCTGTTCTTGCCTGCACATCAGCATTTTGATTCGGATGCCCGCCATATTTTTCAAGACATGTTGCAGCCCATTTTTCTTGGACTTCTTTTGTTCTTTTTGGATGGTCTCCGTATTTTGATAAATAACTATCTTTAATCTTTTTTCTAACATCAGGAAGCATTGCTGTATTAGCCACACCATATTTTTTCATACATGTTCCCACATTCTTTTTTTCTTTTATTTTTGATGAACATGATATACAATATGGATATCTATAAACATTAAGCATTTCAAACTTTTTTTCAGATGGAGTCCCGCATGAACATATATATTTTATATACATTCGTTGGTTAAACTTTTTATACTCTCCCACAAGTGTAGCATTTCCTTCTTTTAAAATCTCCTCTAAAAGCTCTTTTGTATATCGCATACTAATAAACTTAAACTTCTACTTATAACTCAATTTTTGTAATTCGGGCCTGAAAGAATCTAAACACCAAGTAGGGACCACCTTTACAGATGTCAGATCCCTTCTTCAAGATAAGGCCAACAAAAAGAAGTAATCCTGAAGCAAGGACAACCCTTGATAGTATCCATCATTCCCATCTGTCAAAACTCGTAGATGAGTCACAGAATGTCGAGGCCCTTGAGTCTCACCTTCTGGGTCTTAAAGAGTCTATTAAAACATGTCAAGATGATATTGAAAAAGTAAAGCTTGAAAAGGAATTTCAGGACTTATTAAAGGAATATAAGAAACGAAAATCTGGCTCTGCAATCTATGATTATTATCTGGAGACAGGTGATATTCTATATCAGTATTATGATATACAAGATAAGATTAGCAGAGGTCTTGAGTCAAAGGTAAGTCGTCCTCTAAAGTCAAAGCCAGGCTCTATTTTTGCTGTTCTAGACCAGGCCTCTGATACAAAGGCTCCATTACAACCCCAAGGCGAAGATATGCGTAGGGAGAAGTTACTCGAGACATATCTACAGAAGATTGATCCGAGTCATGCACGCAGCAGCCAGAATATCCACAATGATCCTTATGGTGAATGTGAGGAATGTCAGACAGAAATGATCTTTTCAGCGAATGAGGCTCTGTTCACATGTCCCACCTGTGGCTTTCAGGAGTTTATTTTGGTAGACTCCGATAAGCCTTCGTATAAGGATCCGCCACGTGAAGTCTCCTATTATGCCTATAAGCGTATTAATCACTTCAATGAATGGCTTGCACAGATTCAGGCCAAGGAAAGCACCGATATTCCCCAAGATGTTTATACTGCAATCATTACAGAACTCAAAAAGGAGAGAATTACTGATACGAGTAATATTAAGACCTCTAAGATTCGTGAGATTCTGAAGAAGCTGAAGTTCAACAAGTATTATGAACACGCGGCCCACATTATGAATCGCATTAATGGAAAGACTGCGCCTGTGATTACACGAGAGACCGAGGAGAAGCTACGTCATATGTTTATTGAGATTCAGCCCTCTTTTCAGAAGCACTGTCCTTCTGGGCGCAGCAATTTCTTATCGTATTCTTATGTGCTGTATAAGTTCTGTGAGCTGTTGGAACTTGATGAATATCTCCCTAATTTTCCGATTTTGAAAAATAGGGACAAACTCTTTTGTCAAGATAAGATCTGGCAACAAATCTGTGCGGACTTGCGATGGCAGTATGTCAAAAGTTGTTAACGTCTAGAACGACGATTCTTACGAGTAGCAGGTCCATTTCGTATCGCAGCCATGGCTGCCTGAGAGGCTCTACGTCTCGGAGCCTGGGCTGCAGGAACAGCCGCCATATAGGCAGCGAGTTGCTGATCTAACGCCTCCTCAGCGAGTTGAGGAGCACGGTGGATTACAGTATCCTGGAGTCTCGCAGGAAGTCTCTGATAGGAATTTACAAGAGCCCTAGCTGAAACATACTGCACATACTGAACAACTGTGCCTTCAAACCCAACTGCAATCTGCTCATTTGTGGGAGCAGCTCCATATGTAGCCATCATTTTATTATAGATTCCCTGGAAGACACGAACACCCTCATAATTCATCGCCACAACAAGGGCTAGACCAGCAAGAGTAGGACCAGAACCAACCGCTAAGTCTTTCAAATTACCCACAAATGCAGTATACCATCCAGCAGTCAGACTAGGATTGAAGAAATAGCCAATGCAGCTCACAATCGCATTAATGATTCTTATAGTGTAAGAACCATTTGTGCCCAAGTCACGCATAAGACCTGCTGCGAGAAGTCCAGGAAACACACGTTCTCTTACCATTCTCGCAATGTTAGGAGCAACAGAGGGATCAATGAGAGCATCACCGACAGGCATTAGAGCCGCAGCACCCTGGTCATCGATTTGCTTAGCAACTTCCTTGGGCAAAATGCAGAGAATACGCAGAACACGCTTCAACTCATCATAGAATCTCGCACCACCACGCTGTTTACGTGTTCTGCGGCCTCCAGACATTTCAACTGGCTTTTCGCCAATTATTAGACTTTCCTTGATCATCGTCTCAATCAGATCAAGTTCCTCGCTTGAGATAACAGGACAAGACTGACCGAGTTCAGCATCGAGCTCGCCTTTAATTTTAGCATACATGGATCTGGCCGCAGTGGGTCCAGCACCAGGACCAGCACGTTTCGCGGCCTGTGCAGCCTTGGCCGAGTTGGAAACATTTGCACCACTGCGTCCGTTGGCCCTACGAACATTGACGGGTAGGCTTGTGTTACGCCAATACCAGAATGAATTGGCCCT